TGGTGGGCGGTTCTCCCAGCGGCGGATGCGGCTGTGGCTTGTTGTTGAGAGCATCGAGGGCCTCTTTCACGTAATCAAGCTGCGACGCAGCTTGGCCGTACTGCTGAGCATTGGAGCTCAACTTCCCATACGGAAGATTGAGCCCGAAATATGCGCCGACCCCTGCCACGCCCACCTTCAGCCAATCGGTTACACCAGGCTTGTACTGGTTCATCTCCGCCTGCAGGCTGGCCATCTGCGACTGGAGCGCGGGGACGCCCTGGGCCTCGAGTGCGGACACTCGCGCCGCGTGCTGCTGCTGCTCGGCTTGAGACGCCCGGGTCGGCCTAGGCGGCCGCGACGAAATCTTATCCAGGACCCACCTAAACGCGCTCGCCAGGTCCACGAGCATCGCTTTCACGGACCGAACCGCGGACTCCCACTTCATTTCGAACTCGACAGCCTTCTGGTTGAGTTCTTCGTACTTCTTGACGTCCGCCTCGGTGATGCCGAAGCCCAGTTGTTTCGCGCGGTCGACACGCTCGCGCAAACCATCCATCACCGGGATGGCTTCGATGCCGGCGCGTTTGAAGAGGTCCATCGCGACCCGAGTCCGATCAAATCCGGGCGGCAATCCTTCCAGACCCTTGGCCACCTGCAAGAGCACCTCCGAGGTGGGCTCCGTGCCAGTACGCACCGCACGGATGTCCACGCCAAAGCGCGTAAGCCACTGGCGCGCCTTCTCGCCCTCTTTTCCGTTGTCCTCGATGGCGCCCGTCAATCCACGCATCAAGCGTTCGAAGATGGAAACATCCTCGCCCACCGCGCGGGCGGCAAATCCGAATTGACCGACCTCTTTCGCGCTCAATCCAGTGCGGAGTTCCGCATCTTTCACTCGGACGCCGTATTCGCCGAGGCTCTTAACCGCATCCCAGGTAGCGACGGCGAAGCCGGCAATCGCGGTGGCGCCGGCTGCCAGCCCTATTCCGAGAGGGCCAATCTTCGTGAGCAACGATCCCACGGCGCTGCCAGCGCCTTGGACAGGGCTCTCAATCGATTGTGCGACGCGCTCACCGAAGGTTTGGACGGACCGGGCCTGCTTTTCCAGTACCGCCTCGACATCGACTCTTTTTTGAGTTTCGATCATCCGCTCGTAAGAGCGAGTGATGGCATCGATGGCCGCCGGCTCCTTGGCGTACCGCTGGAGGAGGCTGTCCCGCTGCGCGATCAGACGGTCGACACCGCTCTTACCGTAGGTCTCAGCCTGCTTTTCCAGCGAGGCGATCAGCCGTTGGATCGACGATCGGGTCTGGTCGGTGATCCGGATGACCTTGCCGTGGGACGACTCCGCTTTCTTCTCGAAGGAATCAAGACCAGCGTTGGCCTTGTTCACTACCGGAGTGACTTCGTCCTCGGCTTCGAGAATTACGCGTTCTGCTTGATCGCCCATATCACGCTGCCCGTCTGAGCCCCGAGAAATACAACGCCGCGCCATACTGCCGATAGGCGGTCAACTCCGTGCCTCCGGCCAGAACCACGAGAGGCCTGTAGTTGATCATTGCCGCGACGACCACGGCGCGATCGCGCGGCGACACTCCCCACTGGTGCTCGCGCTGATTGTTGTAAAAGGCGATCTGCGAGGCTGTTTGGCTCCGGCCAGGAAATGCCTCATCGAGGAAGCCGATGACGGCACGGTTCTCGTTTACGGTAAGCACCTTGAGGCACCGCAGAGTGTGACCGCTCCAGGTCCAGTCGCGAATGGGCTGGAGCCCGCGCGCCGCCTTGAAGTCGGGATAACCGCGCCGGCCAGGGAGTCCAGGCTTCAGTGGCGCCGCCGCCTGGTCGTAGATGTTCTGGCCGCTCTGGATACGGGCTCGAATGACCTCGGCCAGCAAATCACCGAAGCCAAGCATCTCATCGGAGGTGTAGGGCGAATAGACAAAGCGGGCGTGGCGGATGACAGTTTGGAAGCGTGACATTCTGGCAACTCAGGCGGCTGGTGAAGTTGTGGTGATCACAGAGGTCCGGTTACGATGGATCATTCATGAGACTGCCCAATGGCGAACACGCCATTGTTGATATCCGAAAGCTGCTGGAATACTGCCTGAATACGCAGCACCCGCGTGGCCGCAACAAGGCACGCGTATTTGCAGCCGTTGGGATCCGAGATACTGATGCGGCGGAACTCAGCGCGGCTCTAAGCGCGGCTGCGCGCGATTCTGAGGCGTGGCTCGGCTCTGCAAATCCGTATGGCCAGCGATATGTCGTGGATTTTGATTTCATTCGCCAAGACAGAACCATAAGAATACGGAGCACTTGGATCGTGCGAACCGGTGAAGAGTTGCCGCGGCTGACGAGTTGTTATGTACTGTAAGAGGAAGGTTTGCGATGTCGGAAATTGAGATGCATTCCGTGGTAGCGCTGGTCGAGGACCTGCCCAAGGAGGGCTTGGTACGCGGCCAGGTCGGAACCGTGGTCGAGACCTGGGCTCCGGGCGTTTACGAGGTTGAGTTCAGCGATGGCGATGGCAGAACCTATGCCATGGTCGCGTTGAAGGCTGAGCAACTGATGCGGTTGCATCACGAACCCGTACACCAGGCGGCTTAGGGTCACTGAAATCTCCGAATCTGGGAACCACTACCGGCGCGACAGCTTCCGGATCAGCAACTCCTGGAAGCTCTTTGCATCGCGGTCCTCGGCCGCTATGTGTTCCTTCTGCTCGACGTCGATCACTTCCATCACGCGGAATTCTTCTTCGGTGATATCGTCGAGCGTGATCGAGAGGCCAATCGCCTTGGCGTTGAACAGCCTGAAGGAACGCCGCACCAGGATGCCGTTTGGCGTGTCCATCGCCTCGTCGAGCAGGTTCCTCGGGCAAGCAGGCCCATGGCTCACGTCGATTGCCTTCCAGCCGGCGCCGCAGGCGGGACAGCCGTCAAGTTCAGTGCTCGCGGAGTAGCCGCATTGCCGGCACCGGAAAACGCGGTCAGGACAGTCTTCCTCTTTCCCGCAGAGCGAGCCCTGCCGTATGGAGGAACGAATGAGGAATCGCACGCCCGGACCCTCCGGGGAGTCGGGCGTCGCTATTCCGGGTCGTCGTCGCCCTCGATTGCCAGTTGCGCGATCACTTCGGACACGGCAGCGGACTTGTGGATGATAGGCACCGCGGCGACATAGCCGTCGTGTGACACATGCAGCTTGTCGTAGAGCAGGCCGCTCGGCTCCAGGAACGCTCGCGTCTCGATGGAACGCCGCGCCGCCACCACACTCGTGGAGGCCCGTTCGTGGTCCTGCATCTCCTTGGCGGTCGGCATACGCAATACATGCGCCACCCGCGCGCCCGGAACCTTCATGTCGATCCGGTAATTGTTTCCCTCGCGGTCGATGCCGGTCACCGCGCACCGCTCGATGCGGCCAATCACCACACCAGCCTCGGCGTCGTCGAACTCCGGTCCGTCCTTGTCGGTCCGAACCTTGGCGAACAACTCCGCGTTGATCTTGGGCAGGTCGAGGTCTTCGCTCTGCGACTTGCCGCGTCCCAGGAAGTGGCGCACCGTGCGCTGGGCTCGGGCCCAGGCACTCCACTCGTCGTCGGTCGGGAATCTCACCTCGCACCGCTTCTCGCCGCCCGACAGGATCGGCACCACGATGGGCTTCGTCGCGTCAAATACCGCCTTACTCGTCTGTTCCATAGTGACCTCTCAAAATCGGTAGAATTCACCTCGGGACCTACGCCGCCGCCTGGCATATGCCGGACTGGGGCGTCGTGATCGACATGGTCACCAAGCCATTGGTCGGATCGTAAAGTTGCGTGCCGGTGACCTGCATTGTCGCAATGCCATCGGTGTTGGAAAGCTCGGCCGTAGCGAAAGCCATCTTTTGAATCGCCATGGAAAAGCTGTTGTTTGCATCCCGAGTAAACGTGATCGTGGCCGGCCCGGTCGTCTGGTTGATCAAGTTGGTGTATTCCAACGAGCCCGACTGGACACGCACCACAAACTGGACGGCGAACGAACGGTCGCCCCACTCGAAGCGTCCCTGGATTTGATAGCCATCCTGCGCCCCCGATCCGGGGAAGAAGCCGGGCCGAAAATTGTTTTCCCAGGAAGCGTCGAGGGAAACGAACTGCTTTCCGCTTCCGCCGGTGAGGTAGTTGATGCCATTGATCGTCAACGCGCTCACCATGCTGGCGTTGAACTCATGCGTCGTCGCCACCGCTGGCAACGTCACGCCACTGGGTGTGGTGTACTGGCCGGTGGCAACGCACTCGCACGAGCACGTCGCGCTGGAGCGACCGGGCGAATTCTTGATGGCCAGCTTCCATCCTTTGATCGCGCAGCCCACCAGAATTTCATCGAGCACCGCCGAGCCGCCGGGCCGAATCTGCTGAACAAACGAGAAGTACGGCAACTCCAGGCCGGTGGGATTGGTGGCGCCCAACGCCGGCACAACGATGTAGCTGTACGGCGAGGCGCTACCGGCGACGGTCACGTTCCCGAGCGAAAACGCCATCACCCATGCCAGGAACTCCGACGAGCAGTACTTCGAAATCTCGTAGGTCGGCATGTTGTAGTGCGATTTGAACAGTTGCGTCGGGAATTCGTGTCCCTTGCCGACTTCCGCCCGATCGTCTTCATTCACAGGGACCTTGGCCCAAGGTTTCGTGTTCAGATTTGTGTGCCGCCAGATGGCCGTCGTGTTCGGCGTAATGATATTGGTCTGCTGGCCATAGCTCCAGCCATCCATCAGTTCGTTGATGTTAGCCACTTAACCGGCCCTCCTCGTCGAGATCAATGCCATGACTATTTCGCCTCCTTGAGAGCAGCTACGGGTTTCGCCGGCGAGGACGGCGGCGGCACCTGGTGCCACCCCGCCGCCAAATATGGCGTCAGAATTGCGGCAGTTGCCTGGACCTCCTTAATCTCGTCGCCTTGTGGGGATTCTAAATAGATCACGGGAGCGCTCATCTCTGTCCTCGATCCGGCAGCAACCGGCTTATGGGTTGTAGGATTCGATCAGCCGCACCGGAACCTCGAAGTATTCGAAGGTCGCGCCGTCCGCGCTGATCACGATGGTGTTGCGCCTGGCCGACGGCAAGTAAAAGTCCATCGGTTCGCAGTTCGGGTCCACCTGGGTATGCAGCATCCTGAGAGTTCCGCCCTGCGGAATGTCGTTCACGATCCAATTGAAAATGTCCTCGTAGCCGACGCTCGGGGTTTCGGGCGCGCGAAGGTAGAGCGCGAAGTCGTGAACGAAAACCAGGGCGTTACCGAGTCTGCCCGGTGCGGTGCCATGCCACGCGATCAGAATCGATCCAGGCGGCATCGAAAGGATGGCCAATCGGACGTTGTTCTGCGTGGGCTGGCAGAAGACGGTGGTGTTCTCCGAGTAGAACTGAATCGAGCCGGCGTTGCCGCCCAGTGCTTCCATCAGATTGGGCAACGCCTGAAGCGCGGTCACCCACTCCGCGAGGATGGTTTTGGGGTTGATCACTGCTGTGGCTGGAGGGTCAGGGTTACGTGGACCATCCCATACGGATCGGGCTGGCGGACCGTGCTCACCACAAATTGCGATTCCCACGCGGTAACGGCATCACCGCGTAGTGGCGTGTTCGGAAGGTCGGCCGGGTTAATTTCGACCTCCTCCATGCTGGCCACCGCGCCCGCCTCCATCCGCTCGCGGAGACGGCGAACTACCGTGATCGTCAGCGGAGAGCCGACTGGCTTACCCGCCTGCATCGGCTGGTATACCACCGGCTCGCCGAAGGCGTTTTGCAGGATGCTGTTCACATCCGCGCTGATCGCAAACCAGTCAGACATGGGTTTCCGGGAGAAAAAAGTGGCGGAATGGCAGCCGCCCCGAAGGCAGATACAAGGAGCAATCGGCGAAACTACTGCAGCGTCACGACGGAATAGAACACGGTCACGACCATGATGCCGTTGCCAGCAGTGAACGGCGCGGTGCCGTTGGTGATATTCAATCCGGCGGCAACCGGCGGCTGCACGACAGCGGACGGAACCGGCAGAACGTTGAGACTCTGCGCCGCCGCAGTGACGGTCGCGGCGGGAATATTGGAGGAGTGCGGCGTAACCCCACCACCCTGATACGGGAGGCTGACCGCGCCGCCCCCGGCGAACTGAACGGTGCCCGGCTTGACCTCAACCGCAATCTGGTCGATGACCAACGCTTGGCCGGCAGCCGGCGCCGGCAGGATATTGACCGGTGCGGCGTTCATCCCCATGATCTGGGCAGCAGTGAGGGCGACGACCGCCTTTTGAAGCACAGACGGATCGAGATCGGCCGAGCCCACCGGGGTGAATCCGGTCGGGACCAGACGCACGCGCACGGTAAAATCGGTGGTCGCCCCACCAGGCGCCGCAGTTCCGCTGGCCTGGTCCAGCACCGCGAACCCGATTTCCTTGGTCGACCCGCCCGTCGCCGTTAGCGTGTTGGCGGTGGTCAACTGCTGGTTGTTGTCCCAGTAGACCTTGGCGCCCGACACAAACGTACTGCCGTCCTTCGCCAAGTCGAAGACGCCCTCGACTACCAGTTCGCTGGAATCGCCGGGGTTCTGATTGTTGACCGAAACGCCGAAGACGTTGCCCACCTGGCAGCCGCCCCCACTCAGCAGAGCATAGGGCGCGGTCACAGTCAGGGTGTTACCTTTCTGAACGTAATTCTGCATTTTGGAATCTCCCTTGAGTTGTGGGGAGGGCGGTGTGTGCCGCCCCACCGGTTGTTTCGTCTCAGTGCTGCTCTACTCGCCGGCGTTTCGCTGCATGCCGCGATAGTCGATTCCGGCCGCACCGAAGTCCATGCGGGCCTTGATCTCAATACCGTCGATCTCGAAGCCCTGCTTGGTTTCGACGAATACGCCCTGCTGGCCCTCGAGGTAGCAGTACTCCACTGTGTCGATCTGCGCGGGATCGGCGATCAGATACCAGCCACTCGCGCTCGCCGCATCCAAACGCGGCTCGACGATGGGCACCAAGCTGCGCACCCACTCCGGAACCACAGCTGTCGCGGTAGCGGAAGCGATGTTAATGGGATACACGAGCTGGAGCGCATAAGTTTCGAGCGCGGTCGGCACCGCGAGAAACCGCGGAACCAGATTGAGCGGGGTGCCCTGCGGTCCCTTCTGCTGCCGCATCGATTTGCGACCTTCGCCCAAAGCGAACAGCGGTCCCGTGCCAGCCGGAGTGCCGCCGTTTACGGTGGGATCGATGCTGCTGCCGGTACCGCTGAGCAGGTTGTTGTGAGCAACGGCGAAGAGCGCCGTGGCGATCTTGTCCCCGGCATAGATAGCCGCCGGATTGGAGGTGATGATGCCCCACACCGTATCTGACTCCAGCCGCGCGGCAGCGACGCCCAGCAGAGCGGGGACGCGGGTGAACGCCTGCAGGTCGTCGTTGATGATGACCTTGCGAGTCAGCGCCACGATCTCGCCGTAAGTGGCGAGTGCGTAGCTGATGTTGTTGTCAGTGAGCAGCGCACGATGGTACTCGCCCTTTTCATTCAGCTTCTGTAGAGACGGTGCATCGGCCAGCATCACCCGATTGATAGGCTTGAAGTCGGCCGCCGTCATCTGCCGGCAGAACGGCTGGAAGGTGCGGGGATAGGCTTCGTATCCCTGACGCAGGGTCTTGTTGGCAACATTCGCGAGAATTGCCGGGAAGTCGGAGGTCGACTCGGCGCCATCAAAGAACTCCACGCCGCGCGACGGGGCGCGGAGCGCCAGTTCCGCGATACGGCGCGCGTCCATTCCCCTGGGATCGATGCCCTTGAGTTGCAGAAACTCTTTGGCCATCTCGATGAGTTTGAAGTTGCGGTATTCCCGCCCCATCTCCTCGGCCTGCGCTTGCTGTTTCTCTCCACATCCGCCCAGGAATTGGCCGCTTACCGGGTGGCGATTTAAGAAGAAACGGCTATCGGCCCTCAGGAGCAACGACATCTGCATGCAACCGAGCCGCTTCTCCACGGCGTCGCCGCCGCGGCCGCTGCTCGCGGCGCCGACGGGGGTAATCGGCGGCTCCGCGCCCTTCTTCGCGAGCTTGTTGAGAATCTCCTTGCCCGCCACGTCGGCCGAGACGCCCTTCGCGATGAACTGGCTAATGAGAGTCTTGTCGACGCCCTGGATGGTGCCCAGCGCCTCGATATCGGCGACGCGCTTGCGTTCGGCTTGGACCGCCTCTTCCCGCGCGGCGGCCAAAGCCTGTTCGTCTATTACACGGGCTTCCGTGCCCGTCTCCTGCGCCGTCTCAGGCATTGCAGGTTTCTCCTTTCGCGGGCTAATTGCCCGAAGTGCATCCAACACGCCGGAGTCCGGCGTGCCGAAAACCGCGATTTCCCCGGTGGGTTGGGCACTGAGAAAACACGTATTGAAATCGGCCGGCACCGTGCAGGGGGAGATCTCGAACGGCTCCCAATCAGTGGCCGTAAACATGCCGACTTCCTGGTTGTTCAGGTACGGCGGCTTTCCCTCCGGCAGGCCCTCGGTCTGCATGTCGGTCTTTTCCCGCTTATAAATAAAGGTGCCGAAGCTGAGGTTCTGAAGGATGCCGGTGCTGGCCTTCCGGAACATCTCGGTCGCGTCCGGATCACCCATGTCGAACTGCAGCGTGGCCATCCCCTTGTCGCCGTTCGGCCAGGCCCGCCGCACCACGCCCACCTGGGCCCGCGTGCCAACCTTGCCGGCTACCAGCGATTTGAAATCGTCGCCGGTAAAATGGGTATCGAAGACCGGCGCACCGTTGTTCAGCCGGTCGAAGCGACAGCCGTCCATCGAGAGCTTCAGCATGTACGGCTCGCCGGTGGAGCGATCGATCCTGGGTACGAATGCCCCGCTGTACCAGACGACGTCGATGGTTCCATCCTTGGCATTCGCGGTCGACGGTAGCACCTGCGCATCGGCAGCGAACACTTCCGAGTTCGGCGCGGCGGGCGGTGGCGCGCCCGTGTCCCTGTGCAAGTATTCGGTTGTGAGAAGCGGCATAGTTTGCGCCTATTCCTTCACCGCGTTGACCGCGATGTAGTCGTTCTCGCCCAGCTTCTTCAGCTGGAAGATCTGTTTCTGGAGCCAGCAGATGTGACCTTTGAACTTGTCGTCGCCCTCGCGATGCCACTTTGAAAGGTGCTGGTAGAAGTGGAAGTTCGACATGTCGCCGGCCTCGTAGCACTGCTTACAGAGTTCGGCGAAGCGAGAAGCGGCGGCCTGCTCGGCGTCGAACGCGCCGTTCAGCATGTCGCCAATGCTGTCGTGGGTCGTCGCCGGCTTCGGATTGAGCGTCGGCGCCCCCTCGAGAAACAACAGCCGGCTCGTGAGGCACTTCATATGGTCTTCGCACTGCTCGTGCAGCAGTTTGAAGCCATCGGCCAAGTCGAGTCCAAGCCGTTTCAGGTCCCGCTGGTCGAGAAGGTATTGCAGCATCAGTGTTGCCTCGACGGTGACGGCTTCCTGAAGGCCGGCCATTACCTCCGAATTTCCCTTCATGGGTTTCTCCCCCTTTTCTTGAGATGGATTTATCCCCGGTAGAGCCGGGTTGTGGATTGCCAACTCGTTGTCTCGCGGGTGATGCCAGCTACCAGGAGTTCCTTCACCATCGCTAGATCGTCCTCGGAAAGCGCGAGGCCCTGGCTGCCGGATGTTCCGCCAACAGGTTTGCTGGTCGGCGTTCGCTCCTCGGTATTCGCCGGTTGCTCCTGACCGCGCAGCGTAACGTTACGCGGATCAACATCGAGGATGATTTCGAACTTATCCACCAGCTTGTTAAAGAGCGCGATCTGCTGAAGCTGCGTGGTCGGGTCGTACCCGTTCTCCAGCACTGCCTCAAACCAGGTCTTCCGGCCCATACGAACGTCCTTCAACACCGCCTCGGCATCTTTGACCGGATCCACGGACTCGAACCGCGGCGCCGTCCATTGCACGCTCCGAAGATGGACCTTCGGATCGTTCAACGCCGCGCGCGGAATCTTGCCCTGCAGAATGAGCACGTCGATGAATCGGCGCCACACCGGCATGCAGAAAAGTGGCATTAGAGTGAGCCAACGGTAATTTTCGACCGTGTTCCGGAAGCCCAACATGCCGCCGCGCCACGACGAATAATTCACCTGCGACATATCGCCGGTGCCGAGCTCGTAGGGTAGACCAATGCCGGCCATGATCCCTTGCAACTCGGTCATCTTATATTCGCGGTAGCCGCCGGCCGGAGGCGGGTTATTGAACTTGATCTCCTGACCGGGCTTCAGATACTCCACCTGGCCGGGTTGGAACGTCTCGACAGCAAGCCCGCTCGAGGGATCGGTACCGGCGATGCCTACTGGATCGCCCTCGACACCTTCCGGTTGCGTCACGAATGCCGTAACGCAGGCCTCCACTTTTTTACGGACCCGTTCTGCGTCGCAGTAATCATCCAGATCGCGGATGGCCATCATCACGGGCGCCAGCCACGGTACACCGCGCACCTGGCCGGGACGAAGCACGCGATAGGTGTGGAGGATCTGGTCCGCGGGCACCGGCTGGCTCACGATGCCGCCGCGCGGATTGAGAATCAATACGCCACCCGGGTGATAGCTGAAAAGCCAGTACGCCACCCGGTGGCCGTCCTCATCGAACTGGACGCCTTCCATCACATGGCCGTTCACGAGGCCCATCGTACGGGTCTGGTCCAGGAAGTCGGCTTCCAGCATCTGAAGCTGCAGCGGAACGCGAAGACCGGAATCTACCAGGCGCGGCCGGAATCGCGCGAGTGCCTCGCCGCTTTCGGCCATCGTCCGGACAGTCAACGTCTGCATGCCGTAGAAATCGAGGCGCTGCGGTTCGTCGCAGGCCTCGGCAAAATACGGCCATTCGTTATCAATGATCTGATCAATGGCAGTGGCCCCGGTTTTGGCTTTCGGCACGATGCCGGTTCCCACCACGTTGCCGGCCAGTTCCTCGACGGCGTGCGAGGCATACGGGTTATTCCGGATCAGATCCCGGCTGCGGTCGCGTAGCCAAATCAGTGCGCCCATCAACTCGACGTTGGCGTCGGTTGAACCGGCGTACCACCCGTAAGCGCGCCGGCCGGCAGTGGCGCCCTCGTAACGGAAGCGCTCCGCGTGACGGCGCCGATAGCCGTCGACGATCTCTCCGACCGCACGCTGCACAGCGTAGCGGCCCGAAGATGCGGATCGCGCGTTCCAGTCCCGGCGAAGCAGTGGTATGGGGCGCCTGATCAAATCAGAAGTCATCGAATCGCTTGAGCTTGAATCCCGGTTCCAAAATCATGAACTCGAGACCGAACTTCGCCCTCACCTCATCAAGCATTGCCTGCAGATTGTTGTAGGCGTCGGGAGACACTTCGAAGTCAGTCTCAATTACGTAGAGCTTCGAGGTGGGGAGTGTGGATTGTGGCCGAGGCTCCTTGGCCAGTTCCAGAAGGCTCTTCGGCCCGTTACCGCGCCAAGGGGTGCAAAGAAACCGAAGTATGACGCCTGCGATTCTCATTTCTCGAAGCGCCCCCGAATTTCCGCGAACGCGCTCATCGCTTGATCCTTTCCACGACGACAGCGGCGAACACCGTCACGGTTGCGGTCCAAAGAAGGCCCAGCACGGCGAGCGCGCCAGTGAGCCAAGCCCGCCATCGCTCCAACCGGGCGATGCGGTCCGAGTGTTGTGCACACAGGCCGGGCTGCCCATTACCGAGCAGCGTCTTCTGCATGGTTTCCATCACCGCCCGGGTCGCGGACATCTCTGCGACAAGGTGCTCCACCGTCGTCCGCACGTCTTTGATTTCCGTAACCAAGTTCTCGCAATGCTCGCAGTGCATAGTCGTCACCACCTGTCATAGAGCGTCGGTCCCGTGGGACCATCGCCACGCTTGTGCTGCGCGAACCGCACGCGGCTGCCGGTCTGGCCGCTAAGCTCGCGGATGTCCTCTTCGATCTCGGCCTTCGCTTTGCGCAGTTCGTCGACGGAGCGATACGTCACTTCACGGCCGTCCGGAAACCGCGCTTTCAAAGTCGGGTTGCCAAGCGCCTGATTAATGGCGTCGAGGTTCGCCTGCAGCTGCTGAAGCGTCAGTGCCATGTCAGGACCGCCCTATTCGCCTTTCCATCGGGTTTGCCGATTGATTTTTCGCGAGAAGTGCGCACATTTCCCTTGAGCTTTCCCGCGAACAGAGTGATGAATCGAGGTGCCATGAAAAAGGCCGATATACAGGTCGGATTGACTTACATCGCCAAGGTTAGCGGTGTGCTGGCTAAGGTTCGCATCACCGGCGAATCGCCGTACGGCGGCTGGCGCGGAACCAATTTGGCAACCGGACGCGAGATTCGTATCCGGTCGGCGGCTCGCCTGCGCCGCACCGTAAACGAGCAGTAGAGAGGAGACCACCACAATGACGCTTTTTGCAATCGACGCAGACAACAACATCACCACGTACCCTGCAGCCGAGAAGATCCCGGAAGGCCAGGAACGGTTCACCAACGAAAAGGAACTCGCCGCACTCGCCGGTAACTGGCCGGCGGATCGCTTGATCAGCGTTTGGAATAGCTTCGCCGGCGTGGCCGGCTTTGGTGCAGACCTCAAGCCGGTCAAAAAGTTCACGAACCGCAAAACGGCGATCGCCCGCATCTGGAAGGCCATCCAGAAACTCGACGGCGCATCCGAAGCCGGAACCACCGCCACAGCCGAAGCCGCCGCAGCAACGCCTGCGAAAGCCACCCCCAAAACGCCGAAGGGCACGCGGAAAGCCGCCAAGGGCGCGCCCACGAAGGCGAAGGCTACCAAGACTACCAAGTCCGCCAAGAAAGCCACCGGGGCGCCCGTACCGCGCGAGTTTTCGAAGAAGGCCGCCGTCATCGACATGCTGCGCCGCAAGGGCGGCGCGACCCTGGAGGAGATTGCCAAGGCTACCGACTGGCAAAACCACACCATTCGGGGCTTCGTGTCCGGCACGCTCACCAAGAAAATGGGCCTGAACGTCGAGAGCGCCAAGAACGCCGACGGCGCGCGTTACTACCGGATCACCAGCAAATAGCCCGGTCCCAATGCTTGGGCTTCCCGCCGCCGCCCGGAAACGGGCGGCGGTTGTCGTTTATGCAGCGTCCTTCGCCATGCCTTAAGCCACTTCGTCAAACGTCCGGCCGGACCCCTCGTGCCGCGCCTGTTTCCCGGTCCATTGCTGCCAGCGACGGATCACAACGTCGCAGTACTTCGGGTCCAACTCAATCAGTCGCGCCTGGCGGCCGGCCTTTTCGCAGGCGATAGCGGTTGTGCCACTGCCGGCAAAGGGATCGAGGATCGTGTCGCGCGTTTTGCTGCTGTTGCGGATCGCACGCTCGACCAGCTCGACCGGTTTCATAGTCGGATGTTCCTGGTTGCTCGCAGGACGTTTGATGAACCAGATGTCGCCCTGGTCGCGGGCCCCACACCAGAAGTGGTCCACACCGTCGCGCCAGCCGTACAGAATCGGTTCGTACTGACGCTGATAATCAGATCGACCCAGCGTGAAGTGATGCTTGGCCCAGATCACAAACGTCGACCAATGCCCGCCGGCATCCGTGAATGCCTGGTGGAGCGTGTGCAGTTCCGACGAGGACATGCAGATGTAGATGGCGCCTTTGCAGACCGTCAACATGTTTGTCGACGCGTCGCGCAGGAAGTCGTAGAACTGCTCGCCCAGTTTGTCGTTCTGGATCTTGAGTTTCTTTGCCGTCTTCCCTTCGTAGGCGACGCCATACGGTGGATCGCTGAAGACCATATCGGCCAACCCGCCAGCCATGACCTTCTCCACGTCTGCGAGCACCGTAGCATCGCCGCAAAGCAGGCGGTGCTCGCCCATCACCCAAACGTCGCCGGTAACCGTGACGACAGTTTCCTGGGCCTCCGGTGCCGCTTCGTCCTCGCTCAGGCCCGAAGTGCTCTCTTCTGGATCTACCAGGATCTCGTCAAGTTCCTCGGGGCTGAATCCCACCAGTTCCAGGTCGTACTCGACGGCCTTCAGCGACTCCAGTTCGACGCGCAACATCTCGTCGTCCCACCCGGCATTGGTCGCAATCTTATTGTCGGCCAGCACCAGCGCGCGCCGATCGTCCTCGCTGAGATGGTCGAGGACGATGACTGGAACCTCGGCAAGACCGAGCTTACGCGCAGCCGCCAGGCGGGCGTGGCCTGCGATGATGATGTTGTCGCTGCCGACGAGGATCGGATTGGTCCAGCCAAACTGGCGCATGCTCGCGGCGACCTGGGCTACCTGCTCGTCGGTATGGGTCCGTGCGTTCCGGATGTACGGCAGCAGTCGGTCCACCGGCCAGATTTGGATGTGGAGATTGCGAAGGCGCTCAATGATGTCCAACATCTCAGAGGTTTCCCTTTTGTCGTGTCCGGAGATCCGGTTCGTTACCAGCGTCAGCGGGCAGATCGCGCGCCTCCGCAACGTCACTGAACGTCTGACCGGACTCCGCCCGCACCGGAGTCTCGCCAGCCAGATTGACTATGCGCCGCAGGATGACATCGCAGTAGGCCGGCGACAACTCGCAGCCATACGCGATGCGATCCAGCAGGTGCGCCGCCGCCATCGTCGTCCCGGAACCCATGAACGGGTCATAGACGATGTCCCCCGGATCGCTGAACGCAAACAGGAAGAACTCCACCAGCGCCCGCGGAAACGGTGCGCTGTGGGATCCCTGGCTCGACTCGGACTTCACCTCGATGACGTTCGACGGTCGCGCCACGCCGGTGTAGCGGCCTTCCGTGTTCGGCGCCGCGTTCAGATCGCGGTGCGATCTCTGCCAGGCGCTCTGGTTCCTGCCGGGATCGGCGGCGGCGCCGCGCGGCCCCGTGCCCAGTAGCCCGCTGCCCGATGTGGACTTTGGGTTGTTGGGCGAATATTCGAAACAGTCCTCCGACTCATGCCCGACGCGCTTGGGCCGGAATTTAATTTCCTGCTGGCGGCAAAAATGGAAGACAGGTTCCCAGGCGTTTTTGAAACGGTTGTTCCAACCGCCAGGCACGCCATTGTCCGTTTTGCGCCAGCAGAACTCGTCCACAAAACGCCAACCCCACAGGCGGCGGTGGGCGATCACTAAATCTTTCACATAAAGGCTGCGCTCGCCGTTGTCGGCATGCTCCTTGATGTTCAGGAAGTAGGAGGCATCGTCTGCAAGGATCGCGGCGATGTTGGCGGCCACATCGCGATACCAGTCTGCATACTGGTCCGGCGGGATCGGGCGGAAGCCGCTCGAAGAGTCGTACTCCCGCTGCGAGGCGTACGGCGGTGATGTGATCGCGACGTTCGCGTGCGCTTCCTCGAATAGTTTGCGAATAACACTCGCGTCACGGCAATCGCCGCATATCAGACGGTGCTTGCCGATCACCCAGACATCGCCTGGCCGGGTGACAGCCTGGACGGGAGTCTCCGGAACCTCCTCCTCTGCCTCGGGAGCCGCTTCCGGTTCCTCGGGCACAGCCAGCAGCGCATCGAGCTCGTCGGTAGAGAAACCCACGAGCGCCAGGTCGAGGCCATCCGTTTGGAGGTCCTTCAACTCGTCGGCAAGGAGAGTATCGTCCCAT